GGCGTACAACGACCTAATAGAGTTCTGCAAACAGATGCAGGCTGACTATAAAGTAGGCAAACACCATCGAATTCTAGCGGATATGCTCATGGAGATTGAGCTAGGCAAAGACTACGACGACGAGGGGAGAGCGCTAACAGGCACAGGCAAAGACCGTATCTGTGTAAACATGCCCCCGCGCCACGGTAAGAGCCAGCTTATCTCTATTTACTTTCCAGCGTGGTTTTTGGGGCGTAACCCAGATAAAAAGGTCCTGATGGTCTCGCATACTACTGATTTAGCGGTTGATTTCGGCAGAAAGGTACGAAACTTAATAGCTACACCCGAATATCAAGCAATATTCCCCACTGTAAAGCTAGCGAGTGACTCTAAATCAGCAGGAAGATGGAACACTAGTGCGGGGGGAGAGTATTTCGCCTGTGGTGTAGGCTCAGCCCTTGCCGGTCGTGGTGCTCACTTGCTTCTTGTGGACGACCCGCACAACGAACAAGACATTATTAGTGGTAATTTGGACGTTTTCGACAAAGCATACGAGTGGTTTACGTTCGGTGCGCGTACTCGTCTGATGCCCGGCGGTAGAATAGCCATAGTACAGACCCGATGGCACTTAGATGACCTGACTGGGCGCGTTGTACGGGACATGTCGCAGAATGAATTAGCCGATAAGTACGAAGTTGTTGAATTTCCAGCTATTTTAGAGGTAGAGTCCGAAGTACCGGACCCTAAGAACCGGCTACTGACCGTAAAAAAGACTGTAGAAAAGCCACTATGGCCTGAGTTCTTTAATTTAGACGCGCTATACCGTACAAAAGCGTCAATGCCGGTATTTCAGTGGAATGCCCAGTTTCAGCAGACTCCTACGGCGGAAGAAGCGGCGATAGTTAAGCGCGAATGGTGGCAAGAGTGGCCCCACGACGACCCGCCCAAGTGCGAGTACATAATTATGACGCTTGACGCGGCGGCAGAGAAGAACAACAGGGCTGACTACACGGCACTCACTACATGGGGCGTTTTCTTTAACGAAGAAGAGAACTGCTACTGTATTATCTTGCTTAATTCCATCAAGCGTCGTCTCGAATTCCCAGAGCTAAAAGAACTAGCGATGGAGCAGTACGAAGAATGGGAGCCAGATGCGTTTATTGTGGAGAAAAAGAGTAGTGGTACACCTCTATACCAAGAAATGCGTAGGTCTGGGCTAATGGTCCAAGAATATACACCGCACCGAGGCTCGGGGGATAAAACTGCACGTTTAAACTCTGTTGCTGATATAGTACGCTCAGGACTTGTATGGGTTCCCCAAACACGTTGGGCAGAAGAAGTAGTTGAGGAAGTTGCAGGGTTTCCGTTCATGTCTAACGATGACTTGGTGGACACAACTATAATGGCGTTGATGCGGTTTAGGCAAGGTGGCTTCATATCCCTACCAACCGACGAAGCTGAGAGCGAGCCTTTGTACAGGCACCGTGGCGGGTTTTACTAAAGGAAAATAGAATGGCTATTGAGAAAGGTTTATACGGTATGCCAGAAGGCATCGACGAAGCATTAGCACAAAACATGGGCGAGCCGGATGCTGTAATAGAAATGGCTATTGCTACCGATGAAGACACGCCCGTTATGGTAGAGCTTGAAGATGGCAGCGTTGAAATAAGTTTTGGCGAAGAAGTTGAAGAAATTGATGCCGCGCCGTTCGATGCGAACTTGGCCGATTACTTAGAAGACAATCAACTGGAAGAGATTTCTGGTGATCTGTGTGAGGCTGTGGAAGGTGACATGGCCGCTCGACGTGACTGGGCGGAGACGTATGTTACGGGTCTTGACGTTTTGGGCATGAAGTACGAGGAGCGTACTGAGCCTTGGGAAAACGCCTGTGGTGTGTACTCTAACGTCCTAGCAGAAGCGGCTATCCGGTTCCAAGCGGAGGCCATGAGTGAGACGTTTCCTGCTGCGGGGCCTGTAAAGACTAAGATTCTAGGGGAAGTCACTCAAGACAAAGAAGACGCAGCTCTCCGTGTTAAGACGGATATGAATTACGAACTGACTGAGGTTATGGTCGAGTACCGTCCCGAGCATGAGCGACTACTGTACTCACTAGGTTTAGCTGGTTCGGCGTTTAAGAAAGTTTATTTTGACCCTAGCTTGGGACGTCAAATTGCCCTATATATCCCTGCTGAAGACGTGATTGTCCCCTACGGTGCCTCTAATATTGAGTCCGCAGAGCGCGTTACTCATGTCATGCGTAAAACGAAAAACGAAATGGTTAAGCTACAGGCTGCTGGGTTCTATCGAGAAGTAGAGCTAGGTGACCCTGTGTCGTTTTTCTCCGATGTTGAGGAGGCTAAAGCAGAGCAATCAGGCGTTTCTTTAACTTCTGATGACCGTTACACCGTGCTTGAAGTGCACGCTGACCTGAATATTGACGGTGTAGACGGGGCAGATGGCGAAGACTCCATGCAAGTCGCAAAGCCTTATGTAGTAACGCTTGAGAAGGGTACGGGCAAGGTATTAGCCATACGTCGTAACTGGAACCCCGACGATTCTTTGACGCTCAAGCGTCAACATTTTGTTCATTATGCATACGTCCCCGGATTTGGCTTCTATGGCCTTGGTTTAATTCACATTATTGGTGGCTACGCTCGCGCCGGAACTAGTTTAATCCGTCAATTAGTTGACGCTGGAACGCTATCTAACCTCCCCGGGGGCCTTAAATCTCGTGGGTTACGGGTTAAAGGGGACGACACGCCGATTGGTCCCGGTGAGTTTCGTGATGTAGATGTGCCTTCAGGCTCGATCCGCGACAACATTATGACTCTTCCTTACACGGAACCTAGCCAAACTCTCTTTGCTTTACTCAAACAGATTACTGAAGAGGGTCGACGTTTAGGGGCTATCTCAGACATGAACATATCCGACATGAGTGCTAATGCTCCTGTTGGAACTACTCTTGCGCTATTAGAGCGTACGCTCAAACCAATGGCTGCGGTGCAATCCCGTGTTCATTACTCGATGAAGCAGGAGTTTAAACTCCTAAGAAAGATCATCGCTGAGTACGCGCCAGAAGAGTATTTGTACGTGCCTGACCGTGGTGAACCTCGCGCTCGTAGAGCCGACTACGCTATGGTGGAAGTAATTCCCGTCAGTGATCCTAATAGCAGCACGATGGCACAGCGCGTTGTGCAATATCAGACTGTTATGCAGATGGCGCAGGCTGCTCCACAAATTTACGACTTGCCTCAGCTTCATCGTCAGATGATCGAGGTCTTAGGTATTAAGAACGCGGACAAACTTGTACCTACTGAGGACGATTCTACGCCTGCCGATCCGGTGAGCGAAAACATGAACGTATTAGTAGGAAAGCCCATCAAAGCGTTCATTACTCAAGATCATCAAGCACATATTGCTGCGCATCAAGCGTTTATGCAAGACCCGCAAATAGCGGCAATGATTGGGCAAAATCCTGCTGCTCAACAGATTATGGCCGCGCTCAGTGCTCACTTAGCTGAGCACACTGGGTTCTTATATAGACAACAGTTAGAGCAAAAATTAGGTGCCCCATTACCTGCACCGAATGAAGTGTTGGCTCCAGAAGCAGAAGCGTTACTTGCTCAAACTATAGCTCAAGCGGGCATACAGCTTACCCAAGAGAAACAACAACAGGCAGCGCAAGCTGCGGCCCAGCAAAAAGCCCAAGACCCTGTTATCCAGATGCAGCAGCAAGAATTGCAAATTAAACAGGCTGAGCAGCAGCGTAAAGCTCAGAAAGATCAAGCAGATACGCAACTTGACGCGGCAAGATTACAGCTTGATGCAGAAAAAGCCCAAACCACCGCTACTATTGAAGCGAGCCGTATAGCAGCGCAGAACGAACAAGCGCAAGCTAAGAACGATTTGGACGAGGCGAAAGCTATACTAGATTTAGCTAAAGCTAGAAAGGAGGGGCAAAGTTAATGGAAATGTCGAATATAAACAATGCGCCAATAATGAAGTGTTATATAAGCAAAGACGGGGTTAATTATGTCTTCAATTGTGAAAAGTGTGACCGCCGTCATTTTCATGGGGCTGGGGATGGGCACAGACTTTCGCATTGCCCGGGCAACTACCCGAACGGCTACTGGCTGGAACATAATTCCGAAGAACAAGAACGGCAAGATGATGCGTGGTGCAAAATTAGCGAGTTAGAGACAAGGATAGAAAATATCGAAACGCGTCGCCGCGAAGAATCTAAGGTAGATGAAAAAGTGATAATGGAGTTAATTGAGCGTGTAAATTATTTAGATGCGCAGGTGGAGGGTAGATAGTGGCTACAACCGTCTTTGACGTGCTGAACGAAAAATTAACAGAGCTTAAAGGCTCTAGCGAAGAATTCTTAACCTCGGGTGGTCCTAAAGACTTTGCCGAGTATAAGGAGGTGTGTGGCGTTATTCGAGGTCTAAACGCTGCATTAAGAGAAGTAGGTGACCTTTCGCGTAACTATATGGATGACGAAGATGACTGAAACAGTAACGGTTAGTGGGGTCGGCGCTGACGCGTCCGTATCTTCCACAATGACTGCATTAGAACGAAAAAGAAGCGCACGTATCGAAGTAGAAGCTGCAAAAGAGGCAGAGTTAGAAGCCTCTATCCCTAAACCTGTGGGCTACAGGGTGCTTATTGCCCTGCCTAACGTCGAAGATACTTTCGGGGAAAGCGGGCTTCTCAAGGCAGAATCTACTCGTCGAGAGGAATATATCCTGTCTACTGTGGGGTCTGTACTTGATATGGGTAAAGAAGCCTACAGCGATAAAGAGCGTTTCCCTACTGGGCCTTGGTGCAAAGTAGGTGACCATGTGATGTTCCGAGCCAACACCGGCACGCGTTTTAAGGTGGGGAATCAGGAATTTCGCTTAATGAATGACGACTCTATTGAAGCCGTCGTAGACGATCCGCGAGCTGTTTCGCGTGCATAAGGAGTAGACCATGCCTAGACAAAATGTAGAATTTGAATTTCCCGATCCTGATAAAGATGAAGCAACTCAAGAGGTTGAAGTAGATGTTGTGGAAGAAGACGCGCCGCTTGAAGTAGCAGGTGCTGTGGGGCGAGAAGACATGAAGTCCGCTAAAGATAAGAACATTATCCAAGCGGGTGAAGTAGAAATTGAGGTAGAGGACGATACCCCAGAAGCTGATCGTGGGCGAAAGGCGTCTCCACCACCAGAGGAAGTTACTAACGAAGAACTAGAAAACTACTCTGAGAAGGTTAAAAACCGCATCAAGCACTTTAGTAAGGGCTACCACGATGAGCGTAGGGCTAAAGAAGAAGCCTTACGTGAGCGAGAAGCTCTCGAAACGTACACTAGAAACTTGATGGCAGAGAACGAAAAGCTTAAAGGTTCTGTAGATCAGAGTCACAATACGCTTATCGAATCTGCCAAAAAGCAAGTGAATGGCGAGATGGCTTTGGCCCAACGCCAGTACAAGGAGGCGTACGAATCGGGCGAGCCTGATGCTATATTAGAAGCCCAGACTATGCTTAATACTGCTCAAATTCGCATGGAGCGAGTTAACGGGTTGAAACCTAAGCAGATTGAACCTTTACAACCCGAGCCAACTCCTGTACAAACGCAGGTAGAGGCACCCCAGCCTCAAGTGCAGCGAGACGAAAAAGCAGAAGCGTGGCGCGATAATAACCCGTGGTTCGGCTCAGACGACGAAATGACTGCCTTTGCATTGGGGTTGCATAACAAGTTAACAAAAGAGGGGATAGACCCCAAAACTGATACTTACTACGAGAAAATTAACACTCGTATGCAACAAGTATTTCCCGATCAATTTGATGATGGGATAGAGGATGAACCAGAGGCACCCAAGCAAAAATCTAGCAATGTGGTTGCACCCGCTACGCGGAGCACAGCGCCTAAAAAAATTAGGCTAACGCAGTCACAAATAGCTATCGCAAAAAAACTTGGAGTACCACTGGAAACTTACGCCAAACAGGCTGCTGAATTAATGAGGAAACAATAATGGCTACAAACAGACTAGATAGAGAGCTACAAACCCGTGAAAAAACTGTACGTAAAAAGGCGTGGAGTAGGCCAACAGTGTTGCCTGATCCCATTCCTCAAGAGGGGTACAAGTTTCACTGGGTTCGTGTAAGCACTATGGGTCAACCTGATTCCACTAATGTATCCTCAAAGTTACGTGAAGGTTGGGAGCCAGTACGCGCAGAAGACCACCCCGAGATATTTAGTGACGCCGTTGCCGACGCACGGTTCAAAGATAATGTCATTGTTGGTGGGTTAATGCTGTGTAAGGCCCCAATAGAACTAGTCGAAGAACGCACCGAGTACTACGAAAACTTAACGGAATCTCAAATGCGATCTGTCGATCAAAGTCTGATGCGTGAAAACGACCCTCGTATGCCTATATTTAACGATAGGAAGACAAAGGTTACTTTCGGCAAAGGAAATTAACTTATTTTTAGGAGTGATTTATAATGGCTTATCCAACAGTCAGTGCTCCCTACGGCTTTCAGCCGATTAACCGTGTAGACGGTATGCCTTATGCAGGTCAAACTCGCCTTATTCCTATAGCGAGCACCTACAACACGGCTATCTTTGCAGGTGATTTGGTAAAAATCGTAGCGGCAGGCACATGTGAGAAGTTTACTGGTACCACTACAGGTTCCCCTGCGGGCGTCTGTGTAGGTGTTCAGTACGTCAATTCATTGAGTCAGTTCACACCGGCTCAGTACTACCCCGGCACTAGTGTTACTGACGCTTTTGCTATCGTAGTTGACGACCCACTAGCAGCGTTTAAAGTAGCTGTAACGGACAATGCTAGTGCTATGTCTTCGGCGGCTCGCGCTTCTGTAGGTGCTAACATGTCTGTAATCCAAGGAACTGGAGATACCGCTACTGGTAATTCTGCTGTTTCTGTACTAGCGGGTTCAGAAGGCCCTACCGCAGGTCTAGTTGTGCGAGTTATCGACACAGTAGACGAAACTAAAACCGCTGCTGATACTTTTGTGGAGCTGATCGTTAAGATCAACCTGCATCAGTACAACAACACAACCGGCGTATAAGGAGGCTGACTAATGGCTATTTCAAGAGCGCAACTCCTTAAGGAGCTACTACCGGGTCTAAACGCCCTTTTTGGTCTCGAATACGCTAAGTATGGCGATGAGGCTGCTGAAATCTTCGAGACTGAATCTTCGGATAGGTCTTTCGAGGAAGAAACTAAGTTGTCTGGTTTCAGTGCCGCACCTGTTAAGGGTGAAGGTTCTGCAATCGAGTATGACAACGCGCAAGAAGCTTGGACTGCTCGCTACACTCACGAGACAGTTGCAATGGGTTTCTCGCTTACTGAAGAAGCAATCGAAGATAATCTCTACGATTCACTCTCTTCACGCTATACAAAGGCACTTGCCCGCGCTATGGCGTACACTAAGCAAACCAAAGGTGCTGCTATTCTTAACAACGCCTTTGCTGCCGGTACTACGTACGGTGATGGACAGCCACTATGTTCGACTGCTCACCCTCTCGTATCTGGTGGTGTAAACTCAAATACTCCTGCTGTTGCTGCTGACCTTAACGAGGCTTCACTAGAAGCTGCTGTTATTCAGATAGCTGGTTGGACTGATGAGCGCGGGTTGCTTATTGCTGCTAAGCCTAAGACTCTTGTTATCCCACCGGCACTGCAATTCGTTGCTACTCGCCTGTTGGATACTGATCTTCGTGTGGCTACAGCGGATAACGACATCAACGCACTGAACAACAACGGTTCAATCCCCGGTGGTTATAAAGTTAATAACTACCTGACTGATACCAATGCTTGGTTCTTGATGACTGACATCCCGAATGGCCTGAAGCACTTTGTCCGTTCATCTATGGCAACTAGCATGGATGCAGACTTTGACACAGGTAACAGCCGATATAAGGCTCGTGAGCGATACAGCTTCGGCGTATCTGACCCACTGGGCATCTTCGGTTCACCCGGCGCTTAATAAGCAAAAGGTGCTAGATTGGGGGCTTCGGCCCCCTTTCTTTTGTCTTAAATTTAGTGTTATATTGCCTTATATCTTCCCCTGAGCCTTGACCCGTCCTAACCGACGGGCTTTTTTTGTTTGTGCGTTAGATAAATAAGTGTTATATACTTACCTAAATCCGGAACTAACCGGTGTATCTGACAGCTTCCGGCTGACGACATGCAGACAGATACGCCCCATAACTCGCATGTGAGGTTTCAAAATGGCTACAACTACCTTTTCAGGTCCTGTCGTTTCTACAAATGGTTTTGATTTTCCTATTGTAACTACGGCTAATCTTCCCGCTTTTGGTTCTGTTTCCGCTGGTACGGTGTACATCGTCAGCGATAATGGCGCAGGCAATAACGAGTTTTGTCTAGTAATTAACACAGGCGCTGCTTGGGTTACTGCTACGGGCGCTGCTCTTTCATAAGGAGCTAACTCATGGCTGATACAGTATCGACTCAAATAATCCAAGATGGCAGCAAGCAGGCGATCATTAAGGTTACTGCGGTTGTAGGAAATACCGACGTAGTAACTAGCACAATGGTTGATGTCTCTACATTATCGGTTGATCCGGTAAGCCGTAGGGCCTGTACTGGCGTTGTTTTGGCAAAGCTTGTGTATGTAGGTGTTGGGGTAGGGGTCAAACTAGAATGGGACGCTACGGCTAACGTTCTTATCTTTGATCTGCCAGTAAACTGGACGGAGGAGTACGATTTCTCTGACTTTACGGGCATACCCAACAACGCTGGAACCGGTAAAACTGGCGACATCGTAGCAACTACAGTCTCTCCAACTGCTGGAGATACCTACACTTTTATATTTACTGTGAATAAGCAATATGGCTAAGCAAGTAGATAAGAAAGCGATGGCTTGTAATAAGCCAAGACGAACTCCGTCCCATGCTAAGAAGTCCCACATTGTGAAGGCTTGTGAGAATGGGAAGGAGAAAATAATTCGTTTTGGTGAGAAAGGCGCAAGTACTGCTGGTAAACCCAAGAAGGGCGAATCCGCACGGATGAAGGCTAAGCGCAAGTCGTTTAAGGCTCGTCACGGCAAGAACATTGCCAAAGGCAAAATGAGCGCAGCTTACTGGGCTGACAAGGTTAAGTGGTAATGCCGAGCAAAAGTAAAGCCCAGCATAACTTAATGGCGGCAGTAGCGAATAACCCTAAGTTTGCCAAGAAAGCGGGTATCCCGCAAACGGTAGGAGCAGATTACATGAAGGCCGATAAAGGTAAGGAGTACAACATGGGCGGTATGGCTAAGTCTAAGAAAGCTATGCGTAACCTAGATGATGAGATTTATCGCATCGACACCGAAAAAGCTATGGAACGCCGTAAAATGAATAGTATGAAAGCTGGGGGTAAAATCCGTGGCTACGGCATGGCTCGTGGCGGTAAAGTTTGCAAGATGCGCTAAAAGGGTAACGCTATGATGAAGTGCCGGGGTATGGGCAAAATGAAGCCCGTAGCGTTTAAGAAGGGCGGCACGGTCAAAGACGACTGTTACCGCAAGGTGAAGGCATCGTACAAAGTCTTCCCTTCAGCCCTATAGAGGAATAGAGATATGAGTCGTGAAATTAAGTTTAGAGCTTTTAGTGGCATAAGCATGGTGGAGTCTGATGAGTTTACTATTGATGGGGATACTGGGGCTGTTAGATTAACCAGCTATTCTTCTTACGGAGAGCCTACTGAGCTTATGGACTCATGGACTCTCATGCAATACACAGGACTCAAGGATAAGAACGGGGTGGAGATATATGAGGGGGATATTGTTGAGCATAAAAACGGATGGACAGGTGTTATCGTCTTTAACCAAGAAGACTGCGCTTTTATTAGTGAGAACGTCCGCGATAGAAAAGACACGGCATGGCTTGCCCCTGATATTCAAGCTGTAATAGGCAACATCCACGAGAACCCAGAACTACTTAAACCCTAGACCATCACATTACTGATTATATGGAGAGTGAGAATGGAAGATGAATTAGATATGTTGTTTAGATGGCATGAAATTGATGACCAGAAGTTGCTAGAGACAGTAAAAACAATTCGGCAATCTGCTAGAGATAGCGCATTGTTATATGCCGCAAAGCATGGCTATGTAGCGCCGCCAGAGCCGAAAAGCCCTATGGAATTAATGGAGCTAGGCTAGCCACCCCTTCTGCGTACGCCTCGGGTGCCATAGCCAAGTGTCGAAAGAAGAAAGCTAGTGGCCGTTCGTAAGACGGAGAAGGGCAAAGCCCTAAAGCGGTGGTTCAAAGAGGACTGGAAAGACGTCAAGACAGGCAAGGCTTGTGGGCGTAAAAAGGGCGATAAGCGGGGAACCCCGTACTGTAGGCCCACAAAGCGGGTCTCTAGTAAAACGCCTAAGACCTCTGGTGAGATGACAGCGGCAGAGAAGAAGTCCCGTATAGCGCAGAAGAAGCGCCTAGGGCAACCGGCAGGGAAACCCAAAAGGGTTAAACCTTTGAAAAGGAAAAAGAAATAATGGCTACATCTGGCACAGCTACATTCAACATGGACTTCACCGAGATTGCGGAAGAAGCGTGGGAGCGTGCCGGTAGAGAAATGCGTTCTGGTTATGACCTGCGTACTGCTCGTAGGTCTATGAATTTGTTGACTATTGAGTGGCAGAACCGTGGCATCAACATGTGGACTATCGAGGAAGGCACACTAAACCTCGTAGCGGGTACAGCCACATACGCGCTGCCTGCCGACACAATAGACCTCTTAGAGCACGTTGTACGCACAGGCGACGGTAGCGTAACTACTCAGTCTGATCTAAACATCACACGTATTAGCGTCTCTACCTATTCAAGTATCCCTAATAAGCTCTCTCAGGGCCGTCCTATACAACTTTATGTAGACCGGGGGCAAGCTAACCCCTCGGTTACTGTGTGGCCTGTGCCGGACCAAGGGCCGGTAGGTGTGCCTTACTACGTGCTTAAGTACTGGCGTATGCGCCGAATACAGGACTCGGGGACAGGCGTTAATACCGCCGATGTTAATTTCCGTTTTTTACCCTGCCTCGTTGCAGGGCTTGCGTATTATATAGCTCAAAAAGACCCTGAGTTGATGCCCAGAATACCTATGCTACAGGGCGAATATGAGCGTCAGTTTGAGTTAGCAGCGGGGGAAGACAGAGAAAAAGCAACGCTTAGTTTAGTGCCGCGTATACATGGCGTGAGGTAGACATGAGCTACAAGTATGCGTCTGGGCAAAAGGCAATTGCTATATGCGATGTATGTGGGTTTCAGTACAAGCTACGCGAACTTAAAGAGCTGATTGTTAAGGGAAATAAAACTAACATTAGGGCTTGTCCTGAATGTTGGAATCCAGATCAGCCACAAAACAGGTTAGGGGAGTTTCCAGTAGAAGACCCGCAAGCTATACGTAACCCAAGACCTGATTCAGCGGAATTGGTAGCAAGCAGGGATATTCAGTGGGGGTGGGACCCGGTAGGATTGACCGACCCTTTTGGACTTACACCAGACAATTTGGAAGCCGTAGGTGCTGTAGGGCAAGTTACAGTAACCATAAGCTAGGAGACAGGAATGAAAAATAAAGCTAGGTCAAACGTAAAAGTACCCAAGGTCATCGAGTTTCCGAATGAGCCTACAATGTACAAAGTAGATACGTGCAACCAACCGCCTAAAGACATGAAGACTAGTGGCGTTAAAGTTCGCGGCGTAGGTGCAGCCACCAAGGGCACTATGGCCCGAGGCCCAATGGCTTAAGGAGTAGCAGGTGAATTACACCGAGCTAAAGACAAACATTGAGGACATTTGCGAGCAGTCGTTTACGGACGATCAACTTGCTATGTTTACTCAACAGGCTGAACAAAAGATATACAACACTGTTCAGATTCCTGCGTTACGTCGAAACCAGACGGGTAACTTAAGTATAGGTAATAAGTACCTGATATACCCGACAGATTTCTTGTATACGTTTTCTTTGGCGGTTATTGATGCTCAAGGTAACTACACGTACTTGTTGAATAAAGACGTTAACTTCATTCGTGAGGCGTACCCCGGACCAACAAGTACAGGTACGCCCGTACACTACGGAATCTTTGACGATACTGCGTTTATCATAGGCCCAACACCTGATGCAGCCTACGAGGTAGAGTTACATTACGGCTACTACCCTCAGACTATTGTTACTGCTGGTACTACGTGGCTTGGCGATGAGTTTGATTCTGCGCTGTTAAATGGAGCTTTGGTCGAAGCAATACGCTTTATTAAGGGCGAGCCTGATATGGTTCAGCTCTATCAGAGCATGTATGTAGACGCTATGGCGCTACTCAAAAACTTAGGGGACGGCAAGATGCGGGAAGATATGTACCGTTCTGGTCAACTCCGTATAACCCCGCGTTAATTTAAGAGGAAAGTAAAATGGCTATTACACAGGCTATGGCAACATCATTCAAAGTCGATATTCTTGATGGCACTTTCGACTTCAGCAGCGGCACATCACAAGTATTTAAGATTGCTCTGTTTACTTCGTCAGCTACGCTAGACGCCACCACTACGGCATACAGCGTGACTAACGAGGTCTCAGGCACCGGCTACAGTGCGGGCGGAAACACGCTGACTATATCAGCTAACCCGGCCTCAAGTGGCACCACAGCGTTCTTAGACTTTGCGGACACCACATGGTCCTCAGCGACTATTACAGCTCGTGGCGCTTTGATCTACTTGGCTGACGGTGGCACTAACCCTGCTGTTGCAGTTCTGGACTTCGGTTCGGAC